TATGCTCAAAAGGCGATTGATGCGCTTAAGATGATATCTGGTTTGATTTAATATGCCTTATACGGATATCGATGATGTTCGTATCTTTGATGTAACAAAAGATGATAGTGAGTATGTGTGGCACAGAGATAACGAAGATCGCATAATCGAAGTGCTTGAAGGTGATGGATGGAGACTCCAACCAGAAAGCTCTCTACCTTTTTTATTAGCGCCAGGAGTAGGGTTTACAATAAGAGAGGGCGAGTACCACAGATTAATTAAAGGAGTAAACAATCTTAAGATTAGGATTACTCCAATAAATAAATAGTTTAAATAATATTAGGATTAGGAGACAGACATGTCGTTTAAAGAAATAATCGAGTCTAAACTAGCTAGGGCTATCGATGGCTTTTTAGGCGAAGATTTCAATAATGAGCTTTTCTTGCAAATTGCAGAAATGACGGACGAAGAATTTGAATCTTTTTATACAGAAGCCCTGAATGATTCTCAAAAAGAAGCAATTCGAAAAAAGATCGCAGCTATGGATGCTCAGCAAGATAGCTACGATAAGCAATCTGAGAAATATCAAGAAGATAAAAGACGTATTCGTGCACAACAAATTGATAACAATGCTAAAGGCATAGCTATTCAAAAGATTGACCGCTTCCTTGACCGGTTAGACGATGCTCATCGCAGACTTCAAATCGAAAAAGATTTATTGCGTGACGAGCTAAAGGAAGGCGCTGAAATTAACGAATTGTCTCCAGCACTACTCAAGCGTTATCGAGATAAAGCGGTTAAGCAATTTAAGCAATCAGATAAAAAGCGCAACGATCCTGGCTATACCGCAGCTAAGCGCAAAGAGCATGATAAGCGCGCTGGGAAAAGGTTTAAAGGATCTCAGTCTGCATCTCAAAAAATGAAAGATCGTGGTGAATATAAAGAAGTACCCGCGGGACACGTTAGAATGCATAACGACAAAGGTACTGTAAGACATGTTGAAGTTAAAGATGTCAAGAAATTTCAAGACTTAGGCTGGAAAAGGAGCTAATAATGTCACTTAAAGAAATAATCGAGTCTAAGTTAGATGAAGCAATCGCTGCTAGACTGGAAGAAAAGAAAATGGATCCTGTAGGAAAGGCTGACGCTGACATTGATAACGATGGCGATGTCGATTCTTCCGATGAGTATCTGCATAAACGTCGCAAAGCTATTAAGAAAGCGATGACAAAAGATGAAGCTAAATAATATATACTAGGAGTAAATTATGTTTTTATTAGATTGGGTTTTAGGTCTTTTTAAGACTGACAAGCCAGGTGAAGTGGTAGAAGTGGTAGAACCTACGCCGGCACCTAAGCCAAAAGCAAAAAAGCCAAAAGCTAAACCGGCACCAAAGAAAGAAGCAAAGGTAACTAAAGCTTCTTTGAAAAAATTAACCAAGACTCAACTCGAAGAAGAAGGTCGGAAAGTTGGTCTTGAGCTCGACAAGCGCAAACTGAAAGATGAGCTTGTTGACTTGCTATTTGCACAGTTGAAATAATTTCTGTTATTAAAAATAATAATAAAAACCAAGGAGAATAGAAATGGCACTATGGGGAAAGACTGACACATTGGCCGCTGCGCCTAAGTGGTTGGAAACCGCTGCTGGTAATACAAACAAGTCTCACGATATGGATAATGCCGTATTCGTCGACTTGACCGAAGCAGCTGTTGCTGGTAACCGTGCTAAGGGTATTACAGGTCCAGGCTGGTGGTTATATCACACAGCAAACAGTCGTCACTTTGCAGAGTGTTTGGTACCTATGAAGGTAACTGCAGTTGCTGCTGGTGACTTAGGTGTTAGCGGAACTGGTGATGATACAGTCGTAGCAGACGCTTAATACACAGGTAGTAACTTTACATTATGATATTGACGGAATCAACTTTTGTACTATATGCGATGAAGCACTATGATAATCCACAGTGCACTGAGATAACAGAATTTGAAGAAGATATGAAACGCTTTCAATATCTTCGAAAACTTTTCAGTCGATATCGATTAGATGACGATTTAAAAGAAAGGCTTATTCTTAACCATCTCATAGTTCTTTACAATGTATTTGGCTCTCAAGCTACTAATATGTTGTTTATGAGATTGCATGAGTATCACCAATACTTAAAGCCATTTGTGGAATATCTTAACTTTATGCCACAAGTTGTAGCGTTTGATGATATCATGATTAATGCAAATAGTATTGATTCCGATTCAGCTATCGTCACCAGACTCAAGGAAATTTAAATGGTAGTAGACCTATTTTTAGTTTACTCATTCATCAGAAGGCTTGTTACGCCTTTTGATCAGTGGGAGGCGTATAAGCTGGGCATCATAGATAAGGACGGCACCATTCTTATCAAGCGTAAGGACTACGTTAGGAAAGCCCAGCGTGATGCATTTGGTATATTCGATAAGTTAATACTTAACATTAAGAAACTACTTGCTAAACTTCCGGGTGGTGGTACTCGCTTAGGAACATATGCAGCCGCATTGTGGTTAGTCAAAGAAGAAGCTCGTATGGAAGAAGCGGGCATGCTTAACGAAAGTTCAGATCTTGATGATTCTGAACTTGTATATCTGTTACAAGCATTCGAGGAAGAGTACTCGATTCTATTTGAAAAGGCAATAGAAGAAGAACCAACTATGAGTGTGGGTAGTGGTGCTATTGCAGGATTAGGTGTTGGCGATCAAGGTGAGCCTGGGCGAAGTGTAAAGCATCAGCCTAAGCTTGCAATGACTCGTCGCAAAAAGAAACAATTTAAAGATCTGATCAAGGATACGAAATGAACCCTGTAAGTAAAGAAAGAGTTTTTGAACAACTTAAAATAGATGAAGGTGTAGTATATGAAATCTACGAAGATCATCTTGGATATGCAACCTTCGGAGTCGGGCACTTGGTCCTTGAAGAAGATAGTGAGCACGGACAATCAGTTGGAACTCCTGTCGACGAAGAACGAGTACGAGAATGCTTTGATCGAGACCTCAATATCGCCATTAGCGAGTGTGTTGTTTTATACGGCGACTCCTGGGAAGATTTTCCTGACGAAGTACAAGAAGTCTTGGTTAACATGCTCTTCAATCTTGGACGTCCACGCTTAAGCAAGTTTAAAAACTTTAACACAAAATTGATAGAGGGCGATTGGGCTGGTGCTGCACCAGAAGGTCGTGACTCTATTTGGTTCCGCCAGGTTGGTGATCGCGCTGAGCGTCTAATGGCGAGACTGGAAGCTATATAAATAACAAACTAGTTATAAATTCCACTAAGGAGAATAGAAATGTCTATTGAAAAAATCATCGCTACGGCGATCGACAACAATCCTCTGAAGCTCAAGGAAGCTTTTGACGAGGAGATGAGTGCACGTATCCGTACCGCTCTTGAAGAGAAGTATCGTGATATGATGGAAGCTAAAGAAGAAGATGACGAAGACGAAGATGACGAAGACGAGTCTGAAGACGACGATTCTGATGATAGCGATGACGACGAAGAAGTTGCTAAAGAAATGAAAGCTATGCACGGTAAAGGTGCTTCTAAAGCTAAAGTACTGAAAGCAGTTAAAGAGAAGTACGGTTGTACTGGCGCTAAGGCAGAAGGTCTATACGCATCTAACTGTGGCGGTTAATATTCACAATGAAACCGCTGTACTCGTGGGTGAAATCATTCGGTAGTAAACTTTGGACGGGGCTTGTATTAGTACTTGCATCCCCGTTTAAAGGTTTACATTGGTTATGGAAGTGGTGGACCACTAAGCCTACGTTTAAGATTACTGTGTCTTATGATTCTAAGTTTGGTAATTCAGATGATATAGTATACGAAGGTGTACCTAAGATTCTGAAGAAAACTTGGAAAGAGCTTAATTTTATAACAGCCGACAAAAAGAGTGTTAATGTAAGAGCTAATGCCGGCTTAAATTATCGCGTTGAGGAAGAATAATGTACCAGATCTTTTTTGTAATTATACTAGCGCTAGGTGGAGCTGCAGGTTGGTTCTATCAACAAAATCAAATACTCGAAGCTAATAACGCTGTATTGAAAGGAAATGTGGTACAACTTGAAGGAGCGGTTGAAGAACAAAAAGCTGCAATGGCTGCTGTTAGAGAATCCTTTGAGAAACAGGCAAAAGCGCTAACCAACCTCCAGTCTAAAAACCGAGAGATTAATGCTGAGAAAGATCGTTATATGTCGATCTTTGCCCGTCATAATCTTGACAAGCTTGCGTTAGCTAAGCCTGGGTTGATTACGAATCGCACTAACAGCGCAACTAAAAAGATTTTTGAGGAGATAGAGAATGATAGCAAGAACATTGCTGCTCTTGGTGACGATCAGCCTAATTAGTGGTTGTTCAGTACTAGGTCGATGGGGTGTAGGTGCCCAGCCTGAAAAGACTATTGAGATTATTGCTAAACCAGTAGAGATTGAAATCATTCAACCTACAATGCCATCTCCTTTAAAGCTAGACTCCCCACAATGGTATGTCGTGTCAGAAGCACGAGTGGCAAACCTTTGTAAAAAAGTACCAATACTCAATGAGGCAGGTGAGCCTGAACTCAAAGAAGACGGTACTCCTAAAACCAGCCGGCCTAAGATTTGTTCTCAAGAAGAGAAAGAAAATCCCAACCAGCCTGAAGACTACACTTACTTAGATAAGTTTATCGATGATATTAAGATTGCAACAGGTGGAGATGTCCTCTTCATTGCATCTACAATTAAAGATTATGAACTTATGTCTGGTAATGTTCAAGAGCTTCGTAGGTACATACGTGAACTCGGAGAGGTGATCGTATACTACCGCGAAGTTACTACTAAGAAAAAGCCAGAAGAAATAGAAGAACAGGCCGAATCAAAGTAGCCCTTTCAAATAAATAGTTGACAATATAATGATTCGGTGATATAATAACCAAGTTCACTGGAGAATTTGATAGATGTCAGATCAAGATCATCTAAAAACAGATGTCGCTCTTATAAAGAAAGACATCAAAACAATCGAACGTTTTTTCGACAAAGTCGACACGGTTATGTCAGAAATGTCAGATATGGCCAAGGGCGTCGCTGTTCAGCAACAAATCATCGAACACTTTGACAATCAACTATCAGACATTAAAAAAAATGTCGAAGAGCATAAGCAAGAAGACATTGCTCGTACCAAAGTACTTCACAAACGTCTCGAAGAATACCGCGCTGCTTCCAAAGATGATCATAAGAGATTATCCGATCAAAACGCTCTGAATCGATCCGAACGTAATAAAGAAATTATGGATGCTCTGAGTAAGCTCAACGGTAATCTCGACCTACGTATGAATGAACTCAAGGCTGCCACTGAAGATCAGGAGAGCCGCTTGAGGGGGATTGAAAATGGGAAGTGGTGGATACTAGGTATGGCTGCTACGGTTGCTTTCGTGCTCACTATGGCTTCTGAATTTGATTTAATGTCATTTATTGGTTGACATTTGCACCTAGACCTGTTATAATCCTCTTACCAACTTAAACAATAGTGTTCTTTATATTATGTTAGAATTTGTAGACCTGCAATATGCTCAGCAACTGGCCGGCCGGCTAGATAACTTTAAGATACGTAACACCAATCCATATAAGATTAACTTCCGTTGCCCTATCTGTGGTGACAGTAAAAAGTCTCGCTCTAAAGCTCGTGGTTGGTTACTTGAACGTGACAGTCAGTTCCAATACTACTGTCATAACTGTGGTGCATCTATGTCTTTCTCTTACTTCCTTAAGAGCCAAGATCCTATGATGTACAATGACTGGGTTGCTGATAAGTTTCTTAAAAAGCCAGATGCTAATACGAAACCTATCCTCGAGACAACTAAGTTTGAAGCTCCGAGGTTCGAAAAAAATCCTTTAAAAAGTATCAAAAAAGCTTCACAATTGGCATGGAATCATCCCGTAAAAGCCTATATAGAAAAGAGGAAGATTCCAGCGAATCACCACTATCGTCTTTACTACACGCCAAAGTTCAAAGGATGGATCAACAGTATCGTCCCAAATAAATTCGAAAAGGTAGATAAAGACGAACCTCGATTAGTAATTCCCTTCTTAGACGAACACAAGAAGGTTTTTGGTGTATCAGCTCGTGGGTTTGATCCTAAGGGTATACGATACATCACTATCATGTTCGATGATCGCCCCAAGATCTTCGGATTGGATACTGTTGATTTCAATCGTCAATATTACGTAGTAGAAGGTGCCATTGATAGTTTCTTCGTGAAAAACTCAGTGGCCATGAACGGTGCGGAAGGTAGTACCAAAGCACTGAGGCGTGCAGCCGACAATGCAGTCTTTGTATTCGACGCTGAGCCGCGTAATCTGGAAATACATAAAAGGATGGCGAAGGTAATTGATCAAGGCTATAAGATCGTTATATGGCCCTCTAATGTGCCCGGTAAAGATATCAACGAGATGTACCTGAATGGTTTAACAGATGTTCAGGGTGTTATACGAGATAATGTTTACAAAGGACTGGAAGCAAAATTGAAATTTATGGAATGGAGAAAAACATAATGAAAGTGCGTTTAGTAAGTTACTCACAACCAGCAGAAGAGATATTAGATGAAGGTCTTACCGATGCGGAAGACCTAATAGCATTCTGTGCACGAGTAAGTAATCCCACAAACCAATTTAACTCAGAGACGAGCGAGAAGCTGTTGCGTTACTTAGCAAAGCATGCTCATTGGTCACCGTTTGAAATGGTAAGTGCATGTTTAGAAGTTGAAACAACAAGAGATATAGCAAGACAGTTCTTAAGACATCGTAGTTTTAGTTTTCAAGAGTTCAGTCAACGATATGCAGATCCAACAGAAGATTTGGACTTTGTTATAAGAGAAGCTCGTCTGCAAGATCTTAAGAATAGACAGAACTCAGTAGAAACTGACAGTGATTATCTACATGAAAGGTGGGAAGAAGAACAACTGAAAGTTATCATGCAGGTAAAGAAAGCTTACCGTTGGGCTATCGAAAATGGTATTGCAAAAGAACAGGCTCGAGCGGTCCTACCTGAAGGTAACACAGTTTCGAGGTTATATGCCAATGGAACAATACGTTCTTGGATACACTTCATTCAATTACGAAGTGGACATGGTACGCAGAAAGAACATATGGAGCTCGCAAGAGAGGTTGCAAAGGTTATTGCAGAAGTATTCCCGTTGGCGGAATCTTATGTGAGCAAAAATTAATTTTAAGGAGAATAGTAAAATGCAGCACTTAGGTATCGAAATCGAAACTAAAAGAGATAAGCTGTTATCAGAACAATCATTTAAATTATTGAAAGACTATTATTGTCGGGATGATGAAAAGTCTCCTCAACATGCATTTGCTAGAGCAGCAGTTGCTTATTGTAGTGGTAATAAAGGACTTGCACAGCGGATCTACGATTACGTATCTAAAGGTTGGTTTATGTATGCTTCTCCTGTTCTCTCGAATGCTCCTATTAAAGGAGAACAAGTAAAGGCGTTACCCATTAGCTGCTTTCTTACTTACGTTCCAGATACATTGGATGGCCTAATCGACCACTCAGCAGAATTGCGTTGGTTGTCTGTAAAAGGTGGTGGTGTCGGTGGACATTGGTCAGACATTCGTGCTGTATCAAACAAAGCACCAGGCCCTATGCCATTCCTACATACTGTCGATGCTGACATGGTTGCTTATCGACAAGGACGTACGCGGAAGGGTTCGTACGCGGCATATATGGATGTTGATCATCCAGATATTACTGAGTTTGTTAACATGCGTATTCCTACTGGTGACGTGAATCGTAAGAATCTGAACCTCCACCATGCTGTTAACATTACAGATAACTTCATGCGTGCAGTTGAGCAGAATGCTGATTGGGAATTACGTGATCCTGCTGGTAACGATGTACGTGAAACTGTTCAGGCTCGTCGGCTGTGGGAACATATTCTCGAGACTCGTTATCGTACTGGTGAGCCTTACCTCAACTTTATCGATACAGCTAATGCTGCTTTGCCTGACGCTCAAAAGCAAAAAGGTATGAAGATTCGGGGATCGAATCTATGTAATGAAATTCACCTTGTGACCAGCGAGGATCGTACTGCGGTTTGTTGTTTATCATCAGTAAATCTTGAAGCTTATGACGAGTGGAAAGATACTCCTATGGTTAAAGACTTAATAGTATTCCTTGATAACGTACTTCAATTCTTTATTGATAATGCAGGTGATGAGATTGCTCGAGCTCGATACTCAGCTCAACAAGAACGTTCATTAGGTCTTGGCGCTATGGGCATGCATTCTTATTTCCAAAAGAATCGTATTCCTTTTGATAGCCCACAAGCTGTTGCACATAATAACGCAATCTTCTCTTACATTAAAGCAAAGGCTGTTGAAGCTACTCTTGAAATGGGTAAGCGCCGCGGTGAAGCTCCTGATATGGAAGGAACTGGTCGTCGTAATGCTCACATGCTTGCTATTGCACCTAACGCTAACTCATCTATGATTGTAAACACATCTCCAAGTATTGAACCTTGGAAAGCAAATGCATTTACTTCTCGTACACGAGTGGGTTCTCACCTAAATAAAAATTCCTATCTCGAAGAAGAGCTCGAGAAGATTGGTAAAAATACAGAAGAGGTCTGGAGCATGATCATTACAAATGGTGGATCTGTTCAGCATCTCGACTTCCTTGACGATCACACCAAAGCAGTGTTTAAAACTGCTATTGAACTTGATCAGTTATCACTTATTCGTCTAGCAGCTGATCGTCAAAAATACCTATGCCAAGGGCAGTCACTTAATGTGTTCTTCCCGGCCGGTGCGACTAAGAAAGATCTACACCAGGTTCATTATCAGGCATGGAAACAAGGTTGTAAGGGACTATATTATTTACGCACAGAAACGTCTAATAAGGCTGAAAATGTGTCACTAAAAGTTGAGCGTGAAAAACTAGACGACATTATTAACCCAAACACAATAAATTTCAGTAACGGTAGCGAGCCA